TTATAGAACTCTCTTAAAGATTTCATTATTTTGCTCTCCAAAATACTACTATTTTTCCCGTAGCAGAATCGTTTGATTCAATAGTTATATTTGTATCAAATACAGCACTATGACAATCTATCTTAGTCCCTGCTGCTAAATCTACTGGTAGAGTGAGTTGTGAATCCGCACCATTCTTTACTTCCACAACGTGAGTGGAAAGAACGACATTGACGTATATTCCTAATAAAAGAGCTGGTGATGCTGTTACGACTACATCGGCATCTGTGGCTAAATCTACTTCGGTCATTGTGCATCCACCGATTAATGTGTTTAACGCTTGTTGTTGACTATATGTAGTATCCATCTTTTTTCTCCTTTTAATTTATTATACCGTTGCCCCTGTGGCTTCTAATGATAGGTCTTTTTGTTGTGGTGCTTGTTGTGGTTGTGGCTGTTGAGCTAATTGCTGTTCCAAGTTCTTATTCTGTTCATTAATCGCTGCTGATATTTGAACTGGGCTTAATCCTGCTCCTGATAACTCGGCTATCTTACTAACAATTAATTCTGCTAATGGGTTATTAGCCATAGCTGGATTTAATAGAGTTATTAACAGGTTATTCAAGCTTTCTAATGTAGCTGCTTTATTCTTCTGCTCTCCTGTGGTATTAACAGTTACTTTAGCTTGAATGTTCTTGTAAGAGTCCTTTAATATGTCTATGAATCTCTTTCCTTTAGTCTGTTTAATAAACTCATCAGCGTTTTGCATCCAAGCATCATAGTCCTCTTGGTTCAAATCCTTTCCGTCTAAAAAGGCTTGTACTAATTGCTCATTTGCTTGTTTAATAGAGTATTTTTTATCAATATCTTTCAATTCTTCTGGTGAGAACTCATAAGCGAGGATATGTTGTTTGCTTAATTTGCCTGCTAGATAAGGCATTACCCAATCTTCTACGATTTCCGTAATAAAGATACCTAACTCTTGTTGTAAGGTTTGGAATACATTAGATGATTGATTTAATAATGTGGCTTGTAATCTAAATGGAGTTCCTGATGGTGGTGTTTCTCCTCTTTGTGCTGCATAAGCACTGGTAGTCTTTTCTAATTGAGAATACCATTGTGTAATTAGATTATTGTATTGTTGTAATCCGCCACTTGGTAATAAGTTTATAGCAGTGATAGGTTTACCCTCTTCGTGTTCAAGGATCGTTCCATCATCAGTTTCGTTTAATAGATTTCTACCCTTTAATCGTTTAGAAGCTGATTGAGCAATTACCTTTGTGGTATATTCCATCGCTCTATGTTGTTTCAATACAGCATCGTTAGTCCATACTTGAGCTTCTTCTCCTTCTTCCATTACACCTACACCAAAATCTCTACCAGCTTTAGGCTTACGGGCTAAATACTTATACACTCTCTCTGTATCATCTTCCCAATAAAGAGGAGTTGTGGCTGTAAATAGGTGTTCACCACCACTCTCGCTTGGTTCTCCTGCTATGTAATATAGTTGATAAGAGAAATCTATCTCATCTTTATCGGTTATTTTCTTCTTGTTAAGCTCTTTAATATATGATTGTGGGAACTCTCCTCTAATCTCATAAATAGGGATTCTTTGAACTGAGTTCTCCATTTTCTTTAATATCTTCCTGACTTCGTCTTTATCCCACTCCGTCATTTTAGATATATCCATAGCTGTCATCCAATGAGTTTCAATGATAGCTCCTTTTATAATATCTACTTGGTCTGTAATAGTGTTCTTCCACTCTGGTAGTTCTATTGTTAGTTTACCGTCTTTCATAACTTTCTTGGCTAATACAGAACCATAACGAGTGTGCATATCTCTCGTATCGTTAAGAGTCTTAGCGAAGTTTACTTCTTTCATCCAGTTATATATATCTTTAGATAATAACCAGCTCTCTAAATAATGCTTTGGGTCATCAGAAGTGATGTTAATATCTTTAGTGTCTAAATCTTTAGCTGAGTTCTCCACATCACAAATAGCGTTAAGTATTTGAAAGAAAGGCTTATCTCTACCAAGCTCGTCTTTCATTCCATTAAGGTATTTGCTGTTATTATAGAACTCTATTGTATTGATTTGTTCCTTTTGATTAAACTTCAAACCACTGACTAGGTCAATAGTTTTGTCGTAATTAGATATTATTGTTTCTGCTTCTTGTAATATTTTCATTATCTTGAGTTATTATTATTATTTACCATTGATTTATTTTTACTCCCCTATCTCTATCATACTTCCTATGACAAGAGACACACATTCTAATATAATCGTCTAAAACTCTTTTATAGGTATGGTCAACATTAGCCCAATCATACCTTTTCGCAGTTGTTATTCCACACATTTCACAATGATTAGGTCTCCCTTTCCATCTTTTTACCCAATCGTGCATCGCTGCCATTCCAGCATTATCTCCTCTCCACTGTGGACTTTTTTCTTCTGTTGGTGCTAATGTATTTCCCTTCATTCTTTCACTTATTTTCTTTTTCCATTCTTTAGAAAATGGCGGTCTTTTATATCCTTTCTTATGTTTATAAACTCCTGATGGCATATTATTTATATCCCTGTGTTAAGCCCAACTTGTAAGAAAGGCTCAACACAGGAATTACAAGTTAATTATTTATCTACTATTTTTGTTCTGGTTTCTTTCTCTCGCTTCCATACGGTCTAACTCTTCTTTAGGGTCTAACCTCTCTTTAGTATTAGGTATTCCCTCAAAATGATATTCTCTGACTTCATCAAAGTCTTTAGGGTTTCTTAAATTTGGGTGTTCCATAATTATTAAACAAAAAGAGGAGCTGTTAAGCTCCCCTCCGTTGTCTTGGTTAGGGAATAGTGTATATTAGTTTAGTATACGCTGTGGCTAATTCTTGTCAAGTGGTTTCTACCACCTCGCACCGCAACTTCCACATTCACAATCAGCTCCAATATTAAAACTACAAAAAGCTTGGGCTTTTTTCTGTCCTATTGCCGTTTCCTTTTCTCTTTTTTCCCATTGCCTTATACGTTCTTTTTTCTCTTCCATTGTTTCTTCCATATTGTTCTCCGTTTACTCAATTCCTATTATGACTAATTATCTCATCTATCTTTTGTATCACTAACAAATGGTCAACGTGAACGTAATACTTCTTAGATGGCTTCTCTAACATCTCACACCGCTTAATAAACTCTATATTATTCATATTCTTCATACAATAATTAAGGTAATCACTCATAGGATAATCTAGCCCCATAACAGTAAAGTCAATATCTTTATGTTGGAGTACGCCATTTATTGCTATGTTAAGTTTTTCTGGATTCATTATGTATTTAATTTAATATATAGTTTAGCTACTGCTTCTAAAGGGGTTTTGCCCTTAACTGCTATTTCTTTTTTATCTAATCTTCCATTCCAAACGTGCCACCCTCTTCCCAACCTCTCTAAACAATCCATTTCTTTTCCACAAGCATCTATTAGTTCTTCTAGCTCTGGGATATAGCACACTTCAGCCTCCTTTGTCGCCTGTTCACAATCTAGACCACTCTCTCTTAATTCTGTATAATTATCAATCTGTCTTTGTTCATTATCATATTGCGGAAACCCCGCTTCCTTTAATTGTTTTGCTAGTTTATATGTCATATTATTTATCTCGTTTGATTCTTATTACTTCTCAACCTTGATAATCTTCTACTGGCTTTTTCGGCTTCTAAATCTCCTGTGGCGTTCTTTATTAAGTTAGACATACCATATCTTATAGCATCCATAGTGTGGTCAAATAGCTTCTCTGGTTGGTTAATGATTCTATCTTCCTTATCGGTAGTCCATAGATAGTTTCTGAACTCTTTAATAATATCGTGGCTCTTTTTGGTTACTGATATTCGTTGGTCTTGTACTAACTGTATTCCATTACATACGCTATCCTTGCCTTTCTCTGCTCCTACAATGCTTAATCCATAACTAGCTATTTCATCTATGCTCTTTGGTTCTGCCGAGTCTGCTACTACTAAAGCTGTTGGTCTGCTTAATAATATATCACTTATCTGTTTATTAGATAATCCTTTTTGATATGTTATCTGGTCTAGGATATATCCTCCATTGTAATAATATATTCCTACTATTGCTGTTGGGTCATTGCTATATCCAAAGTCTAATCCATATCTTTCTAGTCTAGCTTCGTGTGGTACTTCGTCAACGATAGCCCAATCTCTATAAATCTTTGCTTCTAATAGATTAGGTTCTCCTAACCATTTATGTCTGTATAGATTAGGTCTGTTCTTCTTATCATCTTCTATCTCATTAAGAATAACATCTGGCATCCATCCATATTTAAGTGCTATATCATAATTTACATTGATGATTAAAGTATTTGGTCTTCCGTCTACTACTAATCTTGTATGTACGGGGTCATCTTCTAATAGTCTGTTGTATGTATATATAATCTTTGAGTCTTCCTTTCTAACAGTTGGTGTTAATACTTCTATACTCTTGGTAGATACTGTTTGAGCTTCTTCTACCCAAGCTATATCTATACCCTCAATACTCTTAATACTCTGTTCGTTATTCCATAATCCTCTAAAGATAAAGTCTGAACCATTTACAGTATTTATTATTG